TCTCCAATAGACCAAGTTAGAAGACTGTGCGTTGTTGTATAGGAGTGCAACGTTAGTTGTATAGTGGGAAGGTCTCAGAACACCCTCAGTGAAGTCGAGAGAGCACTTGTAGTCAGAAGAAGTAAGATCAGAAGAAGAGTGGTCGGTAAAGTCATCCACCAAGAAACCATTCTTCAATCTATCAAAACCATCAGAGTCAAGTGCCTTAACGTTTCTAGCGTCAGATTCGAGCAAGGACAGAGAGGTATAGTATTCCAGAGACTGCAAGCGGCGGTCGATGTTACCGATGTCTTCCATCGTATAACGACGCTGCTGGTGCAGGGTGATAAGAATATCGTCCTCTACATCATAGACATAGGGTTCATACTGGATCTTTGCCAGCAGCATGGCATTATCAATGTTATCTGCTTCTGGGGGATCCTCAGCAGGAACACCCATAGAGAGTTTCAGATCGCCATCATGTGCCATGTACAGTTTGTCCTGTCTAGGCAGATAATATTCATAGTCACAACGGAACTGCTCTTCTACCTTGGGGATGTTGAAGATGGTAGAACCACCTGCACCACCAGTTGAAGTGAAAACGCGAGATGTGAAGTCGAGAGACTTACAATTCACATAATATGGTTGCTCAACTGTACCAGATCCAGATGCAAGTTCACCAACCGCAGGACGGAAGTCAATAGTGTCAGTGACATATCTTGTATTACGATCACTACGATCTCTGGGAATATCCGAGAATCCGATACCAGTGTACGACTGGTTAGCAAAGTAGTCACCAGATGCTTCGTGGATGAAGTAGTCAAACACAACTGCCAACTTACGCTTGGGTTCAGATGTGCCCGCCTGCCTCACCAATTTAGACACACTGTAATAGAAAGGTGTCTTATTGCTATCAAGGGAGAAGTTAGAGGTGATGTTCTTGGAACCTTCTTCCAGAGCATTCTCTCCGTCATCGATGACAGCAACGAGTTTGTTCAGGTCATCATCGAAACCATCGATAGTTTCACCAGTTGTGAAGAACTCAGTCGATACAGGGACAACATATAGTCTATTGCTGTTGGCATTAAATGATACAACTCGCGCTCTGGCGTTAGAAGTACGACCAACAATAACAGAACCACTGTCAAAGAATACGTTCTCGGTCAGAGTGATGTATGGAACTTTTGCATCATCATCGTCCTCAGATTCAAACACAGCATGGAGTTTGTATACATCATTCAGAGCGAATGAGATTTCCTCGTCTTCGATGCGAGTGCCATACAGGTTACCGTAGGACAAACCATAATTAGTAACATCAGTTTGGTTTCTGGTGCGAATGACCTTCATGGTCCTCATCTTCGCAGCAGTCTTAATTTTCTTAGTAACGGTATTAACCGAAACAGCAGCAGTAAGTGTCACACGAGTGATGTCGTTGACGGTGCCACCACTACCATTGTTCAAACCAGTGATCAGAAGAGACTGACGGTTGGCACCAAACGATACACCGATAGTTGGGGTCTGTTTCTCAGATTCTGCCTCAATATCGAGGTTTGTGCCAGGACTCCATCCATATCCAGTGTTGTCGTTAGAACCAACGTTAATTGTGAGATTATAATTCTCACCATCAAGAGTTGTGAACTGCTCGTTCTCAGGAAGCGTGAAAGTCACGTCACCAGAAGACAGAGGTTTGTTTGCAAATGTTTTGACAGAAATAAACGATTCGTCTGAGATGGACTTAATTGCAACCTTTGGCATGTCGATTGCCAGTTCACCATCGCGGTTTACCTTCTCAGAGAAGATAGGACGCAGACGAGTGACCTGGGTCGCAGGATACTCACCATTAGTGACACTGCCCTTAGTTAGACTGGTGTCAATAGATGCTGTCTGAGAACCGAAGTCAAAGACAGGAGACAGACCGCTAGACTTCCTATTGTTAGTGGTGTAAGCAATAGCAGTAGGATTAATTCTCTCAATACGCAGAGAAGTAGATCCCTTGAAGTCAGTTGATGTTGGGGAGATTACGTCGCCAGGGCGAAGGTCCTCGGAGAACACTGTATCAAAACCAACAACATCCTCATCAGTTGCCTGATCCACAGTGATAGTCTTACCAACCAAAGAGATAGATTCTCTAAGAGCAAGAGATGCAGTGAAGATTACAGTGGGATTTGTGCTGGATTCATATCCAACTATGGAGCGAGTGTCTCCTCTATCGTATGCCCAGACTGCATTACATACATCAAGAACTCTACCATCTCTCAGGATGACTTCACCTGTCTGGAAACGACCAGAGACTTGGTGAAGCATTGCATAGTCGCCTGCTGCCGAGTATACATAACCTCTTGCACCAGAAGAACGACCAACAAGAAGTTCGCCATCAATGATGCTCTGGGAAGAGGCAAAGTTGATAGCAGTAAACATCTGAATGTCGAACAGGAAGCAATTATATCTGCCTCCATCTTTTTCAAGTTGCAGAACTCTTGCTTTACCAATCAGGTTACCAGTAACAGACTGAGAAGCACCAGTGCCCGACCAGTTGTCTCTCAGGTCAACAGTCTGATAGCACTCAGAAACGTTCTCACCAGAGATACGAGGCCAACCCCAAACGTCATATACTTCGACAGCGTTGGACAGGTCAATAGGAATGATCTGGTTCTGACGACCAACGAAAGTACGAGGTTTCGGTGTATCTACAAATGTAGGCGCAAGGATTTGAGTTCTATATCCTTTTACATATGCTTTACCAGGACCAACTTCCAGTGCAGCATACATTTCAGAAGCAACGTTGCCATCAGCAGAAGTTGTACCAGGCTGATATACACCATTGTTGAAATTATCATCTAGGTGCTCTCTGGCACGAACGTCGAACGTATCGACAACATAGTCACCATGCGTTTCATACGTTCTACGAGCAATCGACTTCTCGATCTCGTTATATTCCGTACGGTCAACAAAGTTCTCAACAGATGAGTTCCTGATGCGAAGCAGTTCGATGAAGTTCTTGTCGGTGTCATCATCAATTGGCTTCTTAACAAGTTGAGTCTTAATTCTGAATCGGTGAGCACCAGGAGCCGAGTAATTGGATGCACCAATGGCGTTGTCTGTGAGAGATGGGTCATCCTCAGGTGTGATAATTGACTCGCTAACTTCAAATCCAACTCTGTAACTTGGGTTGTTTGTATATTGGTCAAGGATGATATATTCGGAAGGAATATCAACGAAGTGTCCTCGGATGAAGTAAACACCTTCGCTGATATATGCAGTAGAACCAATTAGTGCGGCGTCTACTGGCAGAAGTTGAGCAAACGGAGAACCAGTCTCGATCAGGGTGTTGCCAAAGGTAATCTCTTCCTCGGCAACCAACTGTTCGTTGTTTTGGAATCTCTTGGTTTTGGTGTCAGAAGTGGTGTCGCCAGACTCCACATACTTAACATAGAGTGTGATATAACCACGCTCAGATTCTGTGGCAGGAATCGAATAAAGGACTTTCGCTTTGATGCCCGTCGTCAGACCTTCGACGATTTTACCTGTCAGTTGATTTCTGTATGTTTCAACATCAACCCCGAGGAATGCTTGCTGAATGAGAATACAATCAACATTCAAGTCGTAACCGACTTGACCAGGGATGACCATTGCACCCTCTTTGAAGAGGTGCTGTCCCATTGCTTCGATCTGATTCTGCAAGATCGATTGCATGGTCGTAAGTTCTCTCGCTTGGATTGGGAATCCAGGGCGGAAGAGAACTCTGTAAAAGTTCTTGTCCTTATCGAAATCGTCGAAGTAAGGAGCAATATTGAGGTTGGTATTCTGGGGCATCTCTTAGAACTCGATTACGATTTTGATATCTTCAATTTGGTCACCAGCACGGGAAATCGCGCCTCTGTTATCTATATAGATGATTTCGCCAGAGTTAGGTTCGATCTCTGGTTTTGCATAACCATTAGTGAACGACATACCAAGGTCATACTCAGTATTATTGATAATACGAGTAGAGACACCAGACACAACGGGGAAGTTGATGTCGGGGTCAGCGGATGTACCTGATGTAGAACCAGTTACAGGGTTACCGCCTTCAAACTCTGTGAGGTTACCAGTAATCTCAGGGAACACACCATCGATTCTGTTCTGATAGTATTTCAGAACTTTGGTTGTATTGTTCCAGGAAATCACACGACCACGAGCAGTCACCTGCTGACCACCCACAGTTCTAGACTGTGTGATGATTTCGTCAGTTTGGAATTGACCCGTGAATGTGGGGGAGAAGATCACTGCTTTTGTAGCAGACAATGTGATGGCAGATGTCAGTTCTGTTGTACCATACTGGTTGGGGTTGATCACCAGACCAATACGACGATAGTCGTTATCAGTCGGGAAGTCACCTGAACCTTCATCGTAGGTAAACTTTGTGTTGATCATCACACGATAACCACCAAGTTCTTTGGTTGGTTCGGATCCATGACCAGTGTCGGGAGGAATGATAACGTCGATAGCAGCACCAGTACCTGTACCAGCACCAATACCGTTGATCTCGTCAATAACGACCTTACCGAAGGTGTATCCAGAACCACCAGAGGTCACTGTGGCAGAAACAATCTTACCACCGTCAACCACCAGAGAAACACGACCACCAACGCCATCGCCTTTGATGGGAACGTTCTCATAAGTACCGTTGTTGTAACCAGTACCAGACGCTTGGATAACTACACTGTCGATCTCACCACCAACAGCATCACCTGTCACAGCAACGTCGCTGAGCACAGGCATGTAATCGTTGGAGAAGAATTTCAGAACCTGACCAACAGGGATCGTATAAAGATACTTCCAACGGTAACCATCAGCAGTTGTGATAATTGAAGTGGAGGTGCCAGTAGGCTCAATAGTAGAAGGTTTACCGTTAGGATCAGAAGGAGAAGTGCCATTGTAGATGCACTTATAGACCTGATACTGCGAGTTGACGACGTAGAAATCTGCGTCATACAGTTTCGTAGCACCAGATGATGCTGTCTTCGTGGAAGAATAGTCATGGCGATACATATCATAAACATAACCCAGACCACCAGTGGTTTGTTCTGGGGGAGTCCAGTCAATACGACGAACCACCTGAATAGTGTCAGAAGCAAGCACACGCTTCAAAGAGATCATATCGGAATAAGTATCCGAAAACTCTTGGAACGAGTCCACAGGAGTCGGAGGTGCGTTCTCGTTGTCCCATTCTTGGGGGCGACCGATGAATACATAGAGACGATCTCTATTCGATCCCGCAACGAGGTCGGACTGCGTGGGATCGGCACCCTCCAACGATTTGATGAATCGTTTCGCAGTAAAAATTCTAAATTGATCTGTTAGAAGTGCCATCTTTAAGCAGTTACCTTCCTTTTATTTATGGAGTTTACTCAGGTTCAGTTCTGACCAAATATGTGTATTCTTGACTGATGAATAGACCTGTTGCACCAGTAGATTGTCCAGCGATGGTATCTGATGTAGTGAATTTGTAAGTGTTGCCATTATTAGTAATATTGTCCACATACAAATATGTGTAACCAAAGTCGTCGGCTTGGCTAGTAAAGGAAACTACCGTTGCCGTAACACCTGTGGAACTACCAGTAACAATCTCACCAATACTATACAAAGTGTTGTTCCAATTCTTAATCTTCAATGTAGATTCAGATACATGCTCAACACCATCACCCAAAAGACCAGCAACTGCGACAGATGCTGTTAGTGGGATGAGATTAGAGTCATAGATCTGATCACCTTGCTGGAACAGAGTAGTGTTCTGACCACCAACAGTTTCCTCAATACCATACAGAGATGATGCAATACCACCATCAAGGCTGATTGCATTCTCGTAATCAGTATCAGTATTTACGATGTCAATGATTCCATCACCATCCCCTTCAAGTTCATCGTCGTCTTCAAATACAAATCCTTCCAGAGTGCTAATAGGATCAGTAAAGGTAACAATGCTACCAGTTTCACTTTCCAAGAGAACGTGAGGTTCAACGCCTGTACCAGAAGAACCTGCAACACCAGCAACGAACTGAATAACAGCACTACTCTCATTGGATCTACCACCGTCAATGAACGCTAGTTCATCAACTTCAAACGTTAAGAACAGTTCTCTTGTAGTGGGTCGCCAGTCGTATACAATGGCAACTTTATTTGTTTTGTCTTCTTCGACTCTTCTGATTCTGTCAGCAACACTAAAAGCATATCCAGAAATGCCCGTATCGGGATTAGTTGCAAGGTTATCAAGAATCACACGCTGGTCATAACGGAAGTTAATACCTCTATCGCAACCAGTAAAGGAGATTGGGGTTTTACCTGTGTATCGGATAATCTCTCTACCAACCTGAAACTTACCAGATCCAGGGAATGCCTGTGTTGTTTCGACGTATAGAGTGCTATCAGCGGCAGAAGCATTTCTAATCAATGCTGTCATATTGTAGAAGTCAGAGACGAGAGACGTTCTATTTCTCTGTGCCCTGATCAGATTAGTGTCGCGGGTGAAGATAACCTGAGGTGGAGAAGTGTATCCACCACCAGGATTGAGTAGGCCGATATTAGCAATCCTACCAAGATTGATATCTACTTCTGCCGTTGCACCAGATCCGCCACCACCAATCAATTGAATAATTGGAGGAGTTTCAAAGAACTCACCTGGGTTTGTGATGTTGATGCTTTCAACTACACCAAATTGGTTAATATCAGCAACACCTGTGGCACCCTGTCCACCACCACCAGTGATAACCAGAGTGATGTCTTCACCAGAGTAATTTCTACCAGTATTTTCAACCGAAAGACCTGTCACACTTCCAGTAACAGGAACCAGTTCTGCACCAGATCCACCACCACCAACTAACCTAGCAGTTGCGTTGAAGAATCCATCGCCAGGTTGATTGACTTGTAAAAAGTTAACAGATCCATCTTGATTGAGATAGATATTTGCATCAGCAGTAACAGTTCCAGGATCATTACTCTCAATCAAAAGTCGGAGAGGATTGTATCCTTCACCAGGATCAACCACATCCACAGACAAAATTTCACCATTATCAGCGATGTTTGCTCTAAGAACTGCATCTCTGATTGGCGTACCACAGTTAGCAATGGTTAATCTGGGTGGGTTATTTGGATCATATCCACTACCACCTTTAACTACAATAACGTCCTTAACACCCTGTACGGAATTAAAGACTGGTTCAATTGCTGCACCACTTCCAGGAACTGTTCTTGGCATTAGACCACCACGATATTACCGACCATAGACGAGTGAATGTTGCACTGATACACATATGTTGTGCCAGCAGCAAGACTCTGGGGGACTGTCCAATATTGGACACCGTTGATGGAACCTGTGGTTCCGCTAATCTGAGCACCACCATTAGAAACTCTAATTTCTAGTGGGTGGGATGCGCCAGTTTCATTGTTGAATCTGTATGTGAATCCACGATACACATAGATTGTAGGATCTGTTGCGCTACTAATACCAGGACCATCAACTGTATAGTTGTTGCTGTCAGCAGCAGTAAAGTCATAACTCAGAGTAGGAGATGCTACTCCTTCATATGCAGATGCTCCCTTAACCAGAGATTGTCCTTCTGTTGCATTGGGTAGCGCGACAGTGTTAGTAATAGTAAGCGTTGACCCAGATACCGCAGTAGTGATCCCAGTGCCACCAGCAATCGTGACAGTAGAATCGGCGGCGGCGGCAGTATAAGAACCAGAGTCACCTGCAAGAGTTTTAAGAACATCTTGAACGACGTTAGGCGAATCGTTGGTAATAGTAATAGCACCAGCATTGAGGTTGGTGGAAATGCCAGTACCGCCCACAAAATTCAAACTGTCTGTTGTCACAGTAGCAGTGGTACTACCGTTATCAGCACCAAAAGTGGTGAACACATTCTGGTCCAGGTCACCCAAGGTGCCTGTCATATCAATAGTAAGAGTATCACCAACCAGAGTAGTGGAGATGTTAGTGCCACCTGCAATAATGAGGGTATCATTAGGAGCAGAAGCAGTGGTAGTGCCAGTATCAGCATTGACAGTCTCAAATAGATTTTGAGTGGTGCCTGTACCACCAGTTCCCTGCTCATCGTTAGCAGGAGACCACTTACCTGTTGACTCAACCCATTTCAGAACCTGACCATCAGCAGGACCACCATTTACTGTGGTGTCTACATCAGCGAGAACAGTGATGCTCTGGGTTTCATCTACCAGAGGGATCCACTGAGCATTGTGGGCAACATATCCCTTTCCAGTACCATGAACATGTGCAAACATACCATGATGATTGCTTGCATCGGGAAGATCTACAAGTTCAGCATATGGTGCATACCATTTGAGGTATCCATCGTCTCCATCAATGTAGGTATATGCAGAACCAGATCCACCTGCCCACAGTTGGATGTCACCAGTGCCAGTCTGTTTAATTACAATGGCGTCTGTGCCATCAGACTGAATCTCATTACCATTGGTATCCAGATTGCCAGTCAGCAGATTAAAGTCTGCTGCACGGAAGGCAGGATTGGGAGTGGTACTCCATTGGAGAACTTGCCCCGCAGTAATACCAGCACCAATATCGATCAGGATGTCGGTGTTGTTACCAAGACGATCATACAGTTCGTCAAAGTTTGAATTGTATTTAATAGCACCGTCTCTTAGGGTATCACCTGTCCCATCATTTGCCGAAGATCCAATACCGACTAGCTGTTTCGCCATGGTTTTCTAGTTCTTTACAGTTTTATTTATGTTGCATCGAATGATGTCTGAGTAGTGTCAAACTTCGCGTCCGTAGAAGAGAAGTCTGTGTCACCCTGACCATCGCCAAATCCAGTAACGACAAGTGTCGCTACATCAGAAGTTAGTGGGGAATTCTGTGCAGGAGTTACCCCAAGACCCAAAGGTCCACGAACCTCCACTCTATACTTATATCCAGACATATAATTTAGAGCGGTAAACTGATACTGAGGATCAGTTGCACCAGTCAGCACAGCGTAAGAGAATCCGCCGTCAGTAGATCTATACCACTGATATGCCTTGGGACCATCTTCGGGACTGATAGCAGCAGTAACGCTGAATGTAACAGTCTGACCGACGTTGATGGTAACATTCTGAGGTTGTAGAGAAATCTGCACTGTTGCGGGTGCAGGAGGTTCTCCACCATCACTATCAGGCGGCGGTGGGGCAGCAGCACCATTGTTTGCTGGTTGATCTAGCGTCTCACGAGTTGTGAAACCAATCAAATATGGAAATCTTGCTTGCAATTCATTTTCACTGTCAAGTTCGCATGACAAGAAGTATGCATAAGTGCCATCTTGGAATTCGGGAGTTATGCAAAATCTACCATTATGTTCATCTAGAATGCCAAGACCCTCAGAGTATTCCCAGTCTTGTATCAGGGATCCAGCAGGGGGATTCTGTTGACTGTCACCGTAGATTGGTCTGTTAGGTGCTTCTTCTGACTTAACTCTATAAGAAGTGCTAGCAATTGCTATCTCAGAGTCATTGTCCCAGGCATCTGAATAGAGATATGGACCGTAGATAGGGAATCCATCAAAAGCATAACCAAGAATCTTAGAGTGACCGTCAGGGTGTCTCAGGTTGTCACCGTTATACTGAGATGAACCATAGTAGTCATTATATGTGGACATAACAGAGTTTGCTTTCCAACAATCAATGAAATGTGTGTCATGGTAGTGGTATTGACCTGTATTCTCTGGGTGTCCACCACAGTTGTCATCACCAAAATTTACTGGGGAATCTTCATAGTGGGCATTCCAGTTAAATCCTTGCGGGGGATTTCCACCTGCCCCTGCGGAGGGGTTAAAGAATACGACGCCATTAGCAGCAATGCCAATAGACCCAAGAGGAGTTTGTGTGCGACCATTTCTTTGATCATAGTAAGTATATGTGCCATTATACCCTGATTTGGAAAATTCCATGATCAGTTCTAGGTACTGATCACTTGCTCTCCAAAACTCACCAGCAGTGGCAGTCTGCTCAGTGCCTTTGTAAACAAATACTTGTTTATGTTCGTCAGGCGTATTCGCGTCGAATACAAAAAGAATTGTATCGCCAACTTGAATCTCATTGCCTAACAGTTCATTATCATTTACT